TAACTAATCCCGGAATAGAAGGTTCAGACGTTTCAATATACACAGCAACTGGTTCTGCAATCGCAAGAGATACAGGACAAGCTTCAGAAGGGTCAGCATCACTTTTAGTAAACCCAGCTAACTCAGCTGTTGGTGAGGGGTTTTATTGGGAATCCCCTAAAATTGCAAGAAGTATAAACCCACAACATATAACAGTTCAATGTGAACACAGAGGTGCTTCTGCTTCTGGAACAGTAGAAATCAATATTACAGATTCATCTGGCACTGAATTAGCTTCTTCAGGAAGTTCTAGTTTGGCTACCAGTTGGACCAGAATAACTACTTCATATACAATACCAGCAAACACAGATGCAGCTTCATACAGATTATATGTAGTTACACAAGCTCAACACAACATAAACTTCTACATAGATAAGATTATGTTTGAGGTTAGAGAGGATACTACAGCAGTTTCTACTTATGTTGATGGTAACCAGACAAGTGCTGAAGGCAATCTTTACGAATGGACAGGTGCTACAAATGCATCTACATCAATAAAGAAGCCTGCAATGTCTGTAATCAGAGGTGTTCAATTCACAAACAGGTCTGGTACAGCCGCAGACATTATTTATTTAGCTTTTGACAAAACAGCAACTTCTGCTAATGGTATTCCTATTTATGGTGGAGACACCTTTAACTGTGAATTACCTTTAGACTTTAGAGGTAAAATATCAATGATAGCAGCCCAAAATACTCCGACACTTACAGGAGTTATTTGGGGAATAGCGGACTAATAATATGACAACTCAAACTATTCAAACTGTAGCTGGGGAAATACCAAGTCCTTCAAATTGGGCTAACGATGGTTTTACAGTTGACGATTGTGGTTGCGATGAAACTCCTAGCGTGGGGTTTTTAGAGAAAGCAATTGTTGATGGTGGTGAAACTGTCGATGGTAAGGTTTCTATGAAGGACATTACCAAGGCACTAAAAGAATATGAAAGACTTTATAAAGCCGACATTGCTTCACCAGCTGAATTACTAACATTATCAAGAGCCTTTCCAAACAATAGACAATATACTGAAGCACTAAAGAAACAGAAGATTTCTGATGATGACAAATTAGTTATTGGGGGACCAGCTTCTATTGAATTAGTAGATAGAGAAGGGCACCTTATTACAACAAACGCCTTAGACAAAGCATTCGATAAATACATGGCAAACTTTAGAACTAGAAATGCTATGGTATTACACTCTGATGTTCAAGTAGGATGGGCATTACCAGCTTACATAAGTAAAAGCGGACAGATATTTAAGTCCGGGGTAAATGGTAATGGTTTGTTTTTTATAACAGAACTTAGAAATGACACAAAGATTTCTAAAAAAGTAGCTGAACAAATACATAGCGGAAAACTAAAAAGCTATAGTATTGCTGGAAGTGCACTAAAGACACAGAATATACAAAAAGGATTACAAGATGTAATGCAAGTAGATGAACTTGAACTTGCTGAAGTAACTGTTTGTGAAAAAGGTGTGAATCAAGCAGCATCCTTTGAAATCATTAAATCAGAAAATGCTACAACTAAATCATGTATTGATGGAAGTTGCCTTATTACAAAAGAACATGAACATGAAGAACCTAAAAAGGAGGTGGAGCTTATGTTTAAATCGGATGGAGAGATTGATTTTACTCAATCATTTATGAACTTTATGCAGAAAGAGATGCCTCAATCCGGTATTGATGCATTCCCTCTTTTGTATAGTACACAAGCTAGACAGGAAGAACATCACAGACTTTTGGACAAGTATGGATTTCCGGGAGAGTTGGAACCTGAGTATGCAAGAAACACTCCGGTGATTGAGGATGACCCATCACCCGGTGGAAGCAAATACGTTCCTTGGGCAGTAAACGAAGCTGGAAGTAATCTTGGAAGAAGGTTTTATGACGAAGCTTTAACTACCCCGCAATTAGGTGGACATAAAAAAAGAGGTGTTATCGAAGGCGGGAACTCATATGAAACTCCAGTATCAGAAAGAAACACAGCAGAAGGGTTTAGTAACTTACTATCTACTTTAGCAAACAGAAAAACAAAGAAAGCTATTACAGGAGAATATAGTGAGATGCCTGTAAGACTTTCTAAGTCTGATGATTTCTTTAACTGGATGGCTCGAGAGGGTAACCATATATACAAAGAGTCTTGTGGTTGTGAATCCTGTTTTCAGAAATCTGCTGACTATAAAGGAACAATACAAAGACCAACAAATTTTTTAGTCTAAAGGCTGTAGATAATCCATTTGCGGTTGCTACGGCACAAGCTAAGAAAATGGGCTACAAAAATTTTGATGATGGAAGTCCCGGGGAAAAGAAAAGGGACGAGATAGCCGAAGCTATCAAAAGAAAATAACAATATATTAGTATAATAAATAGATAGAAAATCTATCTTAATATTTAAGGAGGAAACTAAATATGGCACTAACAATAACAACACCGGGAGCTGCTAGCGAAGGAGCTGCTATTGCTGGAGGAACCCCTAGTAAGTTCACTATCAAAAGAATACAATTTGATAGTTCTTACCCAACTGGTGGAGAATCTCTAACAGCAGGAGACCTTGGCTTTACTGCAATTCATGCAATTATGATTGACACTGAGACTTCAGGATACGTAGCTCAATACGACTACAGTAACGAAAAAGTTGAAGTATATGAAGCTGGAGCTGATGGTGCTGCACTAGACGAAGTAGCTAACACTACTAACTTATCTGCAGTGTACATTAGAGTTGTAGCATACGGAACTGCATAAAGAAAAAGGAGAATAAATAATGTTTGGCAAATTAAGGCCACAGATATTTTTAGCCATTATAGTATTAGGAATCCTCTCATCCTTTGGTATCGTTTATGAATATAACGAAATAGCCACAGGATGTGTAGGTGGTATTATAGCACTTGGCATGAAAGTGTTGGAGAGTGAATAATGGTAGGCATTGAAGACTGTAACTGTATTGAGTCGGGAGATTGCATATGCGAACCTCTCGAATGTTTTTGCGAATGTGAGTGCGAAGGATGCTTAATACAACTAGAAATGGAAGCATGCCCTTGCGGTGGCAACTGTGGATGCGGTGTATAAGGAGGACTTATGAACCCGATGAAAATAATAAGCTTAGGCTTAACATTCTACAATCTAAATAAAGGTTTAGCTGATGATGGTAAAAAGATTGTGGATGAAGGAATGGATATTATACAAGCAATTAGTATTGCCCTGAAAGACGGGAAGGTAACTAATTCAGAGAAACATGCCATAACAAAAGAGATAAAAGAGTTCTCTAAAGTTTCTATCAAGGCCATAGAGAATATAACTATACCAGAATCAGACTAAAAAATCTATGACAAATTATTGGAGGTGGACAGCCCTTATTGTATATGTGGTTATCTGCCTCTTTGATTTTGTAATAGTTCCTGCATACATAGGAATAACTAGACCAAACCCAGCTGACTATATAGAAAAGCTTTCTGAAATAGACGACACGATGGTACGGCTAGAGTACCTAAAGATAGCGTCTCAAGGTGTCAATCGACACGAACCCTTCACTCTAACTAATGGAGGTATATTTCATATAAGTTTCGGAGCTTTACTAACAGGCTCAGTGTTTGGAATGAAATCGGAGAATAAAAAATAATGAGTATAATAAAACAATGGTTCCCAATACCTTTAATATTGTTTGG